ACTTTCAGCTGCTTCTTCTTCTGGTGCATCTTCTGCACCTTCGCCTTCAGTTGCTTCTTCCTTTGGAAGGCGTGCATTCACGAACTTAGCGATGCGCTCACGGAGCGTACCTACATCCTTAAGCTCATTGCCTTCAAATGCTCCACGCTTGGAACATACGTCAATGACTTGAAGAACAACTGCAAGGTCGTTCAGGTTGATTTCATCCGACAATGTCGGGTCTTCTGTTTGGGTTTCTTCACTCATATTGTTATTATTTTGTAGTTAACGGAAAGATATTATTTATTATACTAAACTTTACTAGTTTTTTCAAGAGCAATAAAATAATTAATATTATTGCCTTCCCACTTAGAAATTAGTTTATCAGAAATGTGCACGGTATAGTCACCTGTAATAAGTTTTAGATTTTCAATAAGAAACTGAAAGTCCCACTTATCAGAAACGCCTGAATATTTTTCAGCATATCCATCTCCTACAACAATCGAATATGAATTTGCGGAAGGGTTAAGCGGATCTAAGACACGCGCTACGCATGTGTCACCTTCAATTACAAGAGAAAGAACAGATTGGCCAAGTGCACTTGCAGCTCGCCGAATGTTATTAATAGATGCTTCTGTAAGAGATACTGACAAACTGGTATTTGGCATTGAAATATCTTTGTTCTTCTTTGTAAGAATAGAAGGATCAGCAAAATGATACTTCACTTTTGCCTTACCATCATTTAGTGTAACACTATTTTGTGAAAACTCTAATTCAGGTTCTTCCAATAAAGAGAATGCGGAGAGGAATTCAGTCAAATTATAAATTCCAAAACTCTGTTCAAAGTTTTCTTGTACAGTAGCTTCAGCAATAATGTTTTTAGCATCAGCCAAAGTTGAAATAGTTGAGCCTGACTCAACTACGATATTAGGTTGGATGGTGCTAAAATTCTTTAACACAGATATGGTTTCTTTACTTAGTTTCATTGTTATTAGTTATAATATCAGAATTGAGCTCACTTTCAAGATAAAAAAGCAAACATGCGATAGAATGTGCGACGTGATGGTAGCCAGACTCTGGGTCTTCATCTTCACCACGTTTAATAGCCCAAGAGTGTCGTTGTGACGCGTCGAAGTATCTTGACTTAAGATTATTAAGCTCCTTCCAATTATCACGGTCATATTTACTAGCTCCAAAAGTAAGTACTTTAACAACTTCTTCTAAAGCATGGGCCGGTAGCAAACCATATTCTGGTTTCCCTTTGTCGAATTTAATTCCTGTTTTTTTCATGTAATAAATGGAGTGACTCCATAAAAGAAGCCACTCCACATTGATTGAGTTATTATTATATTACAAATCTATCTAATTGTCAAGGCATTAAGGAACATTAGCGAGTGGATCTTCAGTTGGAATTGATTCTGAAGACTCATCAATTTTAGTGTAAAGGTCTAAAAACGCTGTTTTAGTTTCTTCATCAAATCGATTTGTGCACAGTTCAATTGACTTCATGCGATCGTTGAAAACAGAAAATGTCTTCACGATGTGGCACAGTCGACGAGTTGAAATGACTTCGTCAATTGCGTCGTCATTGAAAGTTTTGCGAATAACTGTTGACCAACTTACAAGCTTTTCAATAAACGTTGTGTCGTCAACATCATACTTTGTTGCATGCTTCATGAGAATAGTGTTTTCAACAGAAGCAGATGGATAATTTTGCTCAATTGAAGCGACAAATCGCTCTAGAAACGCATCATCCATAATAGATGCCGCAGAATATCGTCCGTCATCAGATCCGCGTCCCTTAGTATTTGCTGTCGCAATCACATTGAAACCGTCAGCAGGTGTAATAACTTCACCTGTCTTTTTAAGCAAAACAGGGTTGCCTTCAAGCACACCTTGTAAACACATGATCTTATTCGTAGCACGATCAATCTCGTCAACAAGAAGAATGCATCCACGCTCCATTGCCTTAATCACAGGTCCCTTTTGGAAAATTGTTTCACCATCAATTAAGCGAAAACCACCAATCAAATCATCTTCATCTGTTTCAGGTGAGATTTGTACTCGAACATATTCACGTTTTGCTTTCGCACATGCTTGTTCAACCATAAATGTTTTTCCATTACCTGACATACCTGAAATGTAAAGTGGGAAAAAGTGACCTGAATTAATCACACTTAACACAGTTTTATACTCACCCCACTTAACATAAGTTGGGTCAATAGATGGAATGTAAATTTCGTCATCAACAACAGATGAAACAGTAGTCGCCAATTTGAACTTCTTAGCGGGTGACGCCTTTTCAGCTGAGACAGGTGACGGAGTTGTTTTAGGCGCATTGAAGTACCACAAACCACGCTTACCTGCAGAGGTAAGTGTTTTAACAAATTTTTCTACTTCATACAATGACATGCCAAGAGCGAAAGCTTTAGCATTAATGTCTTTGCGTCGCACAGGGGCGGTTTCGGTCGCGAATATTTCGCGGAGTGTTTTTTCGTTTGTTGTCATAATATATGTTTTGTTAATAGGTGTTTCTCAATCTTATACTACTATTATACCGTATTTTGAGCCTTTTGCACAGGAATGAATTTCATTGATAGTCAGCAACTTACGCAATTTGTGTAGCGATATTTGTTAAAAGTACACGAGTTTTGCGCGCCGCGCCGTGGTGTTTGCTGAATTCTTTAGCCAATTTTGTTTGTGCTTTCTTAGTAGAAGCAATGTCAACTCCATCGTTTTGAAATTCAAATTCTGTATCGTCAATTTTAACAGTGTGATCTAACACATAATAAGTGTCGTATCCAGTGGCTTCGACAACAACAAAACCGTCTTTCTTATGAATCTTAGTATACTTACTTGACTTCTTTTGATCCCATTTTGTCATACGATTAATAGCGTTGCGGACACCTCTCTTACAACTTGGAAGATAAAATCCAAGGGTAGTAACACACGGCATATTGTGTATAATACTCATAAGAGTAGAAGTATCACGGGGGCTAATTTGATGGGTTTTGCCAGCAAGATTAACGCGATATTTGCCTGCGCTGGTGGCTTCTTCGCCATTAAAATTGGTATTTGATCTTAAGCGCTCTGAATCGCCATCAGTGAGAGTTACAAAATTTAGCTTTTGAACACTATGCTTTGCGATAAAATCATTAATAACTGTAGGCATCATAGTCAATACGGCATTAAGTGGTGTGCCACCAAGTTGATCATATTTTGAGTAACGAACACAATATGTAGCACTAACCCAAAGGCTTTTAAAAGCCTCGTCATAGTTTGATTTTGAAAGATCACTTGAGATTTGCTCAACTAGACTCACGTTGGACAAATCAACTTCGTGCGGAGCAGCCGATGGCCGCGAAGAATCTTCTGTGTAAAACCATGTCGAGGTAAAAGAATAAACACGAAAAGGAATGTTAACCTTTTTACAGAAAGTAATAAGGTTTAGTGTTTGCATAATAACATCACCAACAACATTACTCATTGAACCAGAATAATCAAGTAGAAAAATCATACCGTGTGATTTTGCATCTGCCAATTTAGTTTGACTAAGAAAAAGCTCGTCAATTAGCTTGTAAGAATGAAGTTTGTTTACATCAAGCTTTCCAGTGCGAGATTGTGTGGCGCGAGAATATTGAAAAGCTGCTTTGCGTTGTTCAAATTCACGAACTAATGTGCCAACTTTCTTATTGGTGATTTTCTTGAATTCACTGAATTTTTCAACCCTATGGGAATTTGACAAAGTATATGCACCTTCAACACCGCTACATTCGCGACGATCCGTAGCGAGCTTCTTGTAGTCAATAATTGTGTCGTAAATATAGCTTCTACGAGGCGCAATAAGTGGTGTATATCCACGTGATAATGGTGTCTCAACTTCTTTAGATAAAGTTGATTCAAAACTTTTGATAGTTTCAGACAACATGTTCTGAGGTGTCTCAGGTTCGCGACCGTCATTTGCAGAATCATCAGATTCGTCAAGTTCTGCAGAATCATCAGATTCATTGTCAGAAGACGCGTCGCAATCTGAATCGTCAGACTCGTCAGAATCAGAATCATTTGAATGTGACTCTGAGTCATCGTCGCTCTCTTCGTCAGATTCGCCGTCGTCGGCAGAATCAGTGCATGACTTTTCACCTTCACACTCTTCTGGCTCAGACTCTTCAGACTCGTCAGACTCGTCAGAATCATTTGAATCATCTTTAGAATTCTCTTCGTTTTCAATTAACTCTTTAATCTCAAGGCAAATGTCAAGTACATCATCAAACGATTCCGCATTAAGACATTTTTTGTAAATTAACTCTTCGTCAAGTGAGAGTGGAATACTTTTAATAGTGCCAATCTTACCACGGAGATTGAGTCTGTCTAAGAAATTAAGTGAAGAAATATCTTTATCTTTAATAGAAAAGAAATCTTCATCTGTCAATATGGTGTAAGCCGTTTTAAAAATACGAGGTAAACCTGGATATGTGTTCTGAATAATGCGCTCAATACGAATATCTTCGACAATATTGCAAACGTCAAAAGGTGTTGATCCACATTTTGCGTGAAACCTTTCTAATGCGTCAACAGGTGTATAAAGAGCATGACCAACTTCGTGACCAATTAACATGTCATAAACATCTTTGCCACGATCTTTCCAAGATGGAAGACCCAATACACGGTTTTTAACGTCAAAATATGCTGTGTGCATATTACTCTCAATAACAGTGATATCTTCTTTAGCAAGAAGTTTCGCGAGTGTTGTTTTTGCTGTAAAATCTGTTTTCATAATTAATAAATGCTTCTCAATCTTATACTACTATTATACCCTATTTTAAGCCTTTTGCACAGGAGTGAATTTCATTGATAGTCAACGGCTTAGAAATCATTTAGTGTAGGCTTTAATTTTTTGATCAAATTACGCTCTAAAGAGAAGGCATTTTTGCGCCCACGAGTGATATCTAACATTTCATAAGTAATTTCTGCGCCAGATTCGTATGCATCACGAATTGATCTGCACATCGTCCAATCTTTACTCTCATTCAATGCACGACTAATGTGTTGATTCACACGAATCTTTATGCTTTTATAATAAGCACGACCACGAGCAACAGTAAGACCGATATATGTATCTTCACCAATTGTTACACGGTAAAGGACATAGTTTCTATCGTTTCTTTTCTTTCTCATTATGGTACTATTATACCATTTTAAGCTACAGCTGCACAGGAATGAATTTCATTGATAGTCAACGGCTTATGATATTTTAATAAACAAAATGACAAAAATCGCTTATTTTTATGCACAATTATCCTGCTATTTTTTATATGTTATATCTCTTTGTGTACCAACAACTTATGAAACATATTTCATTTTCATTAGTTATACAAAGTATTGACTATGAACAACTTGCGCTAGAGAAGTTATTATGTTTTTTAAACTCAATTTTAGCGGGAAATTTGCCGTCCAACAAATCTTGTTTATGTGAGATAATAAAGACATTTGAATCATCCCTAAGAGTGTATAATATCTTTATCAGATTATCCACTCCATCTGCGTCCATACTTGAATCAAATGTTTCGTCCAAGATTAAGAGGTTCGTATTAGCTGAGTTCTTCATTTTAGCGATATGGCGCCAAGAGAATAGAAGAGCTAGATCGATTCGTTGTTTCTCTCCTTCTGAAAAGGAAGAATATGAAAAGTCATCTCTGTGTCTTGACTTGATCGTCTCATTGAATGATTCATCTAGATTAAATGACACAAAGAAGTCTAAAATCTGAAGATGTTGATTAATCAACTTATTCATAACAGGAAGGTATTCCCGAATGATCTTTGTTTTAATACCCGTATCTTTTAACAGTTCAAAGATTGCTTCAATATATGTTTTAATGTGAGCTTGAGATTGTTGTTGTTTCTCAAGTTTTTTGATATGTTCCTCATTATCTTTTAATTCTGATTCAGCTTGTGTAGTATCAATTGATTTGATATCTGAATTAGATTCCATGCTTTTGATTTGATTTACACAATGCTGAATCGTACCTTCATTCATTCGGACATCAGTCTTAATCTTATTCAATTCATCCTGTTCTTGTTTCAAAGTATTCAGTTTATCTTGCAGTGTTTCAAGCTCATTATTAATACCTTTAAGAGAATCATTGATAGTTGTAGCACTCTTCTCAATATCATTCCTCTTATCAGTCTTTAGATCATCACTAATTAACTGATCACATGTTGGGCAGCAATCATTCTTTTCATAAAACTTAGCTTGCTTAACAAGCATTTTGATATCATGATTGTGTGTAGTCTTACTCGAATTTAATGTACCCTGATTTAAAACAACATCGTTAATGGACTCACTTAAGGCAGGCCACGCATCATCAAATTGTTTTTGAAGACTTTCATTGCGTTGCTGCATCAGATCGGCTTCATCTTTCAATTCTTGAATCTTCTTTTCATTTTTAACAGTTTGCTTCAGATCAATATCTTTA